GACAAGCTGCAGGGCAAGACGCAGAGCGCGCTGCAGCTGGCCATCGGCGACAAGTCGCCGCTGGGCGAGAAGGAGAAGCTGGACCTTGCCCTGCAGGGCTTGAGGTCCGGCCTCACCAGCGCGGACGACGTGCTGGGCCTCGGCCGCCAGCTCTATGCCAGCAGCGCCGACTACACCGGCCTGTACAACAAGGTGCAGGAGATCCTCGGCCTGCCCGGCGCGGGCGGGCAGCAGAGCCTGCAGGACGCCATCGGCCAGTACACCGGCCTGTACGCGCAGCAGCAGCAGCTGCAGCAGCAGGCCGCGGCCATGTCGCGCTTCACCGACGCGAAGACGCTGGCGCAGTACGTGGCGGACATCTCCACAACGCACGGCATCGGCTACGCCGAGGCGGCCAGCGGGCTGGGCTTCAACCTCAGCGACCTGGCGAAGGATCTCGGCGTGACCAACCTCGCCGGCTACCTGGACAGCCTGAAGCTGGCCGACATCCCCGGCACCACGATGGACGCCAGCGCCAGCATCGTCACCGCCATCCAGCAGCTGGGCCGCGACCTGATCCAGACGCTCACCGGCGGACCGATCACGTCCGCGACGGTCACCAACGCCACGCCGATCGCCTCCAACGACCCGCAGGTGATCGCGCTGCTGGCGTCCATCAATGAGCGCCTGGCCAACATCGAGGGCAGCAGCAACACCACCGCCAGCACGAACACGCAGATGGCGAAGCAAGGCCTCACCGACGCGCTGCGCACGATCGCCGGCAGCCGTCGCGACGGGTTGAGCAACCTATGACCCGCCGCATCATCCTGGTGGACATCGGCGCCGGCCTTACCCTGCGCGGCCTGCTGCCCAGCGTCACGCTGTTCGGCACCTACAGCGCCGCGCTGAAGGCCGCCGGCGGCCAGCCGCCGTACACCTACACCGTGAGCGCGGGCGCGCTGCCGGTCGGCCTCTACCTGGACAGCGCCACCGGCATCATCAGCGGCACCGCCAGCGCCGCCGGCGTGGCCGCCTTCACCGTGCGCGCCACAGACATCAGCGGCGCCTTCGTGGACCGCGCGTTCGCCATCAGCGTGATCGCCGAGCCGCTGACCCTGGCCGGCGATGCGCCGAACGGCACCACCGGCACGGCCTACGCCTACGCCTACACCACCGCCGGTGGCGTGCCTCCGTACAGCTACGCCATCGTGGCCGGCGCGCTGCCCGCCGGCGTCACGCTCAACGCCAGCACCGGCGCGCTCAGCGGCACGCCCACCAGTGGCGGCGCGCTGGGCTGGACAGTGCGCGTCACCGACGCCGTGGGCACCACCTTCGACCTCGCGGACTCGGCCAGCTTCGCGTACACCACGCTGGCGCTCGCCGGCGCCTACGCCGCCGCCACCGTCGGCACCACCTACAGCAGCGACCTCACCATCAGCGGCGGCAACGGCGTCTACAGCAACCCGCGCGTCACCGTGGGCACGCTGCCGGCCGGGCTGGCGCTCAGCATCGTCGACGGCAAGCTGCGGCTCAGCGGCACGCCCACCGCGGCAGCCACCAGCAACTTCACCGTGGCCGTGGATTCCGGCGATGGGCAGACGGCGACGAGTGATCAAAGTGTCGCTGTTACGACCTCCACTGTGTCTTCCCTCTTGCATTTTGATGGAAATAATGGCGACCTGGTTTTTGTTGACGAGAAGGACAACACCTGGACGCCATATGGTTCGACGGTAGCCCTTAGCACAACGCAAAGGAAGTTCGGTAACACGAGCGCTCTTTTCAGCGGCTCCGGCCACCTGAATATGGGCCTCTCGGAAGCTTTCGACTTCGGTACTGCGCCGTTTGCCATCGCGATGTGGTTATTCCCCCTGACGCTGCCCAGCGTCGCTACTCCGATCAGCAAGTGGGCCTCTAACAGCAATGCCTCATTCCGATTGCTTATTCTCAACACGGGTGTGATTCGGTTCGATTATCTAGAGGGGGGTGCCGTCGCATCGGTGGCCAGTGCGGCGGGCGTGATTACGGCCGGCAGTTTCCAGCACGTCGAGGTTGACTACGACGGCGCCACGTTCCGATTGTTCGTCAACGGTATTGTGTGCGCTTCTCGCGCCTACACCGGCGGTATCACCGCGTCGCCTACCGCGCCCGTCGTCCTCGGGATGAATTTCGATCAGTCCACTTGGTTTTACAACGGCTACATGGATGAATTTTTGGCGGTCAAGGGTAACGCGTTGCACACCAGCAACTTCACGCCGCCGACGTCGCCCTATCTCCCATGACGCCACGCTACGCCATCTTCGACGCCACCCGCCTCGGCGCCTTGCTTGAGCTTGAGCAATCCGGCACGCAGCTCGCCGTGAACGCCGTCGCCGACATCAACCGCACCGCGCTGGCGCTGCAGCCGCAGTCGGTGGGCCGCTGGTACGCCGAGCTGCTGGTGTACGGCTCCGGCACGTTGCTGGCCAGCCTCGGCGTGGCCACCACGGCCGCCTCGCTGGCCACGTATGCCGGCGGCGACGCCAACGGCTACGGCTACCGCCTCGACCTCGGCCAGATCCACAATGCCGGCGCCAGCGTGGCCGCCGTCGCCGCGGGCGCGAAGGGCGACGTGATCGGCGTGCTGCTGGACCTCACGACGACGCAGCCCACGGTCAGCTGGTATCGCAACGGCCTGCTGCTGGCCAGCGCCAACCTGCCGAGCACCGGCCCCTGGGCGCTGGCCGCCAGCCTCGGCGGCAGCGAGGCGTACGGCCTGCGCTGCTTCCTCAATGCCGGCCAGCGCGCGTTCGAGTACGCGCCGCCGGGCGTGGATGGCTGGTACGAGCCGCCGCAGTCCATCCGCGGCCTGCGCCTGGCAAGCGAGGACTGGCTGGCCGCGCCCACCGACACCGCACCGAACGCCCGCTACCAGGGCCTGCTCGCCGGCGACAACAGCGAGCTGCGCGCGGTGCGCTCGCTGGACTTCTGGCCGTGGGCGCGCGGGGTGCAGACGGGCGCGATGATGCTCACCGCCTACGACGTCGATGGCGTCTTCAGCGAGGTGCTGGCCAGCGACGCGCGCGACCTGCCGGTGAGCATCGGCGCCATCGACGCCGGGCAGACCTACGCCGACCGCGTGAGCCTGTTCCGCGCCGTGGTCGACAGCGTGAGCGCGGTGGACGACCTCACCGTCAAGCTCACCTGCCGCGACCCGCTGGGCCTGCTGGGCGTGCCGCTGCAGCGCGCGCTGATTCGCCCCGACGCCGAGCCCGCCGCCGCCAACACCCCGCGCCCCATCGTGCTGGGCGCCTGCCGCAACGTGCCGGCCGTGCTCACCGACGCCGCCGCGCTGCGCTACGTGGTCACCGACGCGCCCGTGCTTGGCATCGGCTATGTGCGCGACAGCGGCTACCCGCTGAACCCTGCGGCCGCGCCGCCGGATTTCGTGCTGGACGCGACGAAAACCGCGCTGGTGCTGCACGCCTCGCCGCAGGGCAAGGTGACGGCGGATCTGTCGAGCGTGGGCGGCGACCAGCTGCCGTCGCCCAGCACGGACGTGCTGGGCGGTGCCGGCGCGCCGTTCACCGGCGCCGACGGCGCGCCGCCGACCGGCTTCGACGACGTGGGCGGCGACCTGGCACAGGCGACGCCGATAATGAATTCCGGCGTGCTGGAATTCCCGCTGATCCAGGCGCAGCCGACGATCTACGCGCGCGTGCCGATCTGGCTGGACGCCGTGACCGGCGCCGTGGTGTTGCGCATCAGCTTCCTCGATGCGAACGGCGTGGTGATCCGCTCTACCGACAGCCCGCAGGTGACCGGCACGCAGCCGTGGGCATATTACGATGTGATCGACACGTCGCCCGCGGCTGGCATCACCGCGCGCGTGGAGGTAGTACCGATCAACCACACGGCAGGCACGGTGCGCGTGGGGCTGATCGAGGCCAGCTACGTCAAATATGGCGATCACACGGTGATCGGCCTTACCAACGGATCGTTCGAGGATCCAACGCCGCTCAGCGGCTGGCATGCGCTGAACGGCGACGACGCGAACTGGAGCGTGGAGGCCGGCTGGTCGGCGGATGGCAGCAAGGCCGCGGTGTACCTGGGCGGCGGCCTTTCGCAGCTGGCCAGCGACGGCGTGGCACCGGTGACGCCGGGCCAGCGCATCCGCGCGAGCTGCCGCATCAGCCTCAACAAGCCGGACGGCTCCAATCCTGCGGGGCAGCTGATCATCGCGTGGCTGGATTTGGCGAACAACGACCTGCCGAACCCGGCGCTAAGCCCAGTGATCTGGAAGGGTGACCAGGGCAAGTACGATCTGGTGTCGGTGGCCGGTACGGTGCCGACTGGCGCGGCCTATGCGCAGGTTCGACTGGGCGCGAACAACGACAACCCGCCGCACGCGGGCGACAGCAGCCACCCCGGCCAGGCCCGCCCGCGCTTCGACGCCGTGCAATGGGATTTCGTGCTGGAGCCGACCACCGGCGCGCGCATCCCGATCACGCTGGATGACTACACCACGGCCAGCGGCTGGCAGGTTGGGGCCGGCTGGACGCTGCAGCCGCCTGGCCCGAACGGCTACGGCGGCGGTGCGTACGCGGAACACGCGCCCGGCGGCAGCGGCGCCAATGCGCCCCTGGCATCGACGCGGCAGCTTGGTGTGCGGCAGGCGATTGCCTACGCCGGCTGGGTCGGCATCTCGGCGGTGAAGTTCGGCGCGGGCAAGAGCTACAAGGTGCAGATCACCATCCCCGAGCTGCCGGATGACGGCTCGACCTATGTGGGCGTGGCCACCGGCACCACCATCGACAGCATGCTGGCCAGCTGGAACAAGGCCGGCACGTACGAGGTGACCATCACCAACCACGACGGCGTCGACCACCCGCTGTACCTGCTGTCGATCCCGCTCAGCGCCGGCGGCAGCATCGTGCCGGTGGCGCCCACGGTGTCGTCGTATGCGGTGATGGCTTACGACGACACCTACAACCCGGACCCGATCAGCACGGTGCCGGCGACGCTGCAGGCCATCTCGCTGGCCGACTACCTGCACCAGGTGCTGGACGTGCGCGCCGCCGACGTTGGCGTTGCATGGTCGCTGGCCGACGCGCAGGCCATCGACACGGCCACCGGCTACGCCGGCATCGGCGTGTACCTGGGCGGCGGTGAGACCATCGCGCAGGCGCTGGACGTGGCGCTGGCCAGCTACACGGCCTTCAAGTGGTGCGACGGCGCTGGCAATATCCGCTTCACCCGGATGATCGCGCCGGAATCCGTAGCCATCGGCGCCCGCGCCGGCACCATCGACATCAATGCGATGGACGGCGACCTGGTACCCGCGCTGGACACCGCGCCGGGCCTGACCACGCAGATGGGCGTGCGCCGCAACTGGGCCAGCCTGAGCGACGGCGACCTGGTGGCCGCCTCGACGAACTTCCCGCTGGCCGTGCGGCAGTCGATGCTGCGGCAGTTCCAGCAGACCGCCAGCAGCGCGCAACCGCTGGCCGGCGCGTACCGACACGCGCTGTACGCCGCGCCGGTGGCATCGTGCTTCGACCAGGTTGCCGATGGCCAGGCCGAGATCGACCGCATCTGCGCCATCTATGCGCAGCCGCGCTGGTTCTATGCATGCACCGTGTTCCTCGATGCACTGCCGGCGCTGGACCTCGGACAGGTGTGGACGCTGGTCTATCCGAAGTACGGGCTGGACGCCGGCAAGCCGGTGATGGTCATCGACTACCAGCCGGACCTGCTGGCCGGCACCGCCAACATCATCCTGTGGGGCTGACATGCTGATCTCCTACAACCGCCCGAGCATCGCCTGGAGCCTCATCGGCGCCGGCGCCGCGTGGCTCAGCGACGATGCGGGCGCTGCCCTCACCAACGGCCGCCCGGCCGCCGTCTCGCGCCTGCAATGGCTCAGCGGCGCGCAGAGCACCGCCAGCATCCTCACGCTGCGCGGGGTGTGGGGCACCGCCTTCGCCCCGCGCGTGCTAGCCCTGCTGGGCCTCACGCTGCCGGTGGGCACGCTGATCACGCTGGCGTTCCGCCGCGCCGCCGACGCCGGCTACACCTACCAGGCCGACGTGGCCCAGCAGCGCGTCGTGCAGCTGCCCGACGGCTCCCGCTGCGCGTGGTTCGTGCTGGCGGACGGGCTGGATCCGGTGATCGGCGTGGAGTTCCGCCTGCACAACGACGTCAACGGCGCCGCCTCGATCGCGGCGGACAGCGCTTTCGACGTGGGCGAGGCATGGGTGGGGCAGACGGTGGAGATCCCGCACGAAGCCGGCTGGGCGCGCGGCCTGGTGGACCCGACGCGTGTGCAGCGGTCCTACGGCGGCCAAACGTTCGGCCGCGCCCGCCGCAGCTGGCGCACGCTCAAGGCACGCTTCGCCCCAGCCGACGCGATCGAGGTCAACGGCAACGGCCTGGCGGCTGGCTCAGACTGGGAACAGGTCGAGGCTGCGTTGCTGTCTGGCTCGCCATGCGCGGTCCTGCCTCGCTGGCGCGACCAAACCCCCGATTACCTGCAGCGCACGGCGCTGTTCGCGATCGCCGTCCAGCAAGGCGACGTCCAGCACGCCGCCGGCAGCCTGTACGGCCG